AAGAAAAAGTATCGTAAAGATTATGGTGAAGTAGTAATTGCCTGTGATGGTCGCAACTATTGGCGCAAAGACTACTTCGCAAACTACAAAGGTTTGCGCAAGAAAGCTCGTGAAGAATCTGACCTTGATTGGAAAGTTATCTTTGAAACTCTTGGCGAAATTCGTCAGGATCTTATTGACCACTTTCCTTATAAAGTTATCCATGTCGATAAGTGCGAAGCCGATGACGTCATTGCTATCCTAACTGAATCTACTCAAGAATTCGGTCGTATGGAAGAAGTCATGATTGTTTCTAGCGATAAAGACTTTAAGCAACTTCATGAATATGATAATGTTGCTCAATACAGTCCTATGCTTAAAAAGCAAATCAAAGTAAATAAGAAAGAACTACATGCTTGGATGATTGAACACGTAGTTAAAGGCGACTCTGGTGATGGTATTCCCAACATCATGTCTGCTGATGACGTGTTTATGAAAGGCGAACGCCAAAAGTCTGTAAGTTCTAAACGTCTTCAAGAATTCGTTGACAATGGATTTATTGCATGTAAGACCGACGAAGAACGTCGTAACTGGCAGCGCAATACAACTCTTGTTAACTTCAAACATATTCCTGAAGACATCAAGCAAACTGTTATGGAAGCATTCGAAGTTAAGCCTAAGGCTGACAAGAATGATGTGATGAATTATCTTATTAAACATAAATGCAGAAATCTGCTAAATGAAATTGAAGAATTCTAATGGCAACAAAATACATCATTGAAATATTAAAGGAAGTCAACGAAGATCCTACTGCACTTGCGAAGTATCGCGATAACGCAGCATTGAGATTCGTCTTCCAGTATGCTTTCATTCCAGAACAAAAGTTTGATCTACCTGACGGTGCACCTCCATTTAAACCGGATGCAGCTCCTATTGGTATGACACCTGTAAACTTTACGCAAGAAACTAAAAAGTTCTACATCTTTACGAAGGCACGTCCTTTGAATAAACTTCGTAGAGAGCAACTGTTTATTCAACTGCTTGAAAACATTCACCCATCTGAAGCTGAACTGATGATTGCCATCAAGGATCAAAAGCTAAATAAGTTATACAAGAAAGTCACAGCAAAAGTTGCTGCTGACTATGGCTTTATTCCAGTACAGGCAAAAGATGAGGACAAGACACCAAAAAAATCTTAAAGTCATTCTTTCGATGGAGCAAAGAGAACTCGCAAACTGGTTGGCTAACTTACCCGAAGACGAAATCGAGTATGTTGAGTGGCTGGTGGAAGAAGTTGAAATTGCTCTTGACAACATGATCATTGACCAACACGGTCTAGATCAAGCGGAAGAATTACTTAAACAGTTCACCTTGAAACAGTAAACCAAAGTTTACAATGGAAGTAGTTGACTATTTTTGTCAACTATTGTACATTAATTCGTCTTCGTGATATAATACTCTCATGATACTACAAATCCTCAACGAATTAGCAGCTACTTCTTCTCGTCTTGAGAAGGAAGCGATCCTCAAACGTGAAGTCAACAACGAGCTTTTGAAGCGTGTCTTCTTTCTGGCTTATGATCCTTTCACTCAGTTCTACATTAGGAAGATTCCTAAGTACGATACTAAGTTGAAGATCGACTTCATTACACTAGATGAAACCATCAATGGTGCAAGTGGCTTAGTCCACCTCTCGTCTCGTACTTTCACTGGCAATGCCGGCATCAATCATCTTCAGTTCCTACTGAGCATGAGTTCTGCTGACGATGCTAAGGTAATTGAACGAATCATTGGTAAAGATCTAAAGTGTGGTGCTTCTGATTCTACTGCAAACAAAGTTTGGCCAGGACTAGTGCACGAATACCCGTGCATGTTATGCACTCCATTTGATGAGAAGATTGCAGCGAAGTTTAAATTCCCTGCAATGGCTCAATTGAAGATGGATGGTATGCGCTTCAATGCTATTGTTAAAGATGGCAAGTGTGAGTTTCGTAGTCGTAATGGTAAAGAAATCAACTTGCTTGGTAACCTTGAACAAGAGTTCATTAAGCTTGCAGACAATGAAGATATTGTCTTTGATGGTGAACTGTTAGTTGTAGTAGAAGGTAACATTCAAGATCGTCAGACTGGTAATGGTATCCTCAACAAAGCTGTTAAGGGAACTATCTCTGCTAAAGAAGCTGAATCTGTACAAGCTACTGTGTGGGATTGCATTCCATACGATCACTTTATTAAAGGTGTTGGTACTGCACAGTATGCAATTCGTTTTGCAATGCTTCAGACGTGTAAACTTCCTCACAAGATTCGTCTTGTTGAAAGTACTGTAGTAGATTCTCTTGATGAAGCTCAAAAAATCTTTGAAGGTTACCTATCACAAGGTCAAGAAGGAATCATCCTGAAAGACGTGAGTGGTGTATGGCAAGACAAGCGTGTTAAAACGCAAGTTAAGTTTAAGGCTGAATTGGATTGCGATCTTAAGATTGTAGCGATTCAGATGGGTACTGGAAAGTACGAAGGTATGGTTGGCGCTTACATTTGCGAAAGCGAAGATGGCGTTATTAAAGTAGATGTTGGTTCTGGTTTATCTGATGAAGATAGAAAGAACTTTGATGTGATTGGTAAGATTCTTGCTGTAGTCTACAATGCACGTATTAAAAATAAACAAGGTGAAGAGTCTCTCTTCTTACCACGCGCTGTTGAAATACGTGAAGATAAAATAATTGCAGATTTAAGCAAAAATATTGCTTAATCTTCATACGAAACGTATATATAATATATCAACACAAAGAGGCAGTAATGCATTTTTCTTCTATACTCTCCGCGAAATTAGGTTATGGCTTTAATAGTCAAGCTGACGTACGCCCTACATCAATTGAAGGATGGAGTCAAGGGTCTAAGAAGTAAGAAGCACACGCTCACTCATCTTAGGCCCAACTGAAAAGTTTGGGCCTTCGTTGTTTTTCGGTGTACAATAATTCGTAGATGGTGTATAATTCATCTATGGTCTGGTAAAACAGACAACGTTCTTTAAAAAATTAAGTTGCTTTTGTAGCGGTATAGTGTAATGGTAACACTACAGACTTTGACTCTGTCATTCTAGGTTCGAATCCTAGTACCGCCGCCATATAAAAGTGCATTGCTGAAGTTGGTTCAGTTAGGCAGGGTGCATCCAACAACCCATGTCCGTTAATGCACTTTTATATGGTGTGGTCCTATAATGGTATTAGAGCGGATTGCTAATCCGTCGCTCGGCGAAATCCGGGTTCTGAGTTCGAGTCTCAGTCACACCGCCAGTGTATTCGCGCTTATAGCTTAATGGTAAAGCAGCGAACTCATAATTCGTTGAGTCTAGGTTCAATTCCTAGTGAGCGCACCATAGATATTTTTTTGGAGATACATTTTGTAGGAGAAGTTATGTCACACGTTTTAGCTCTTGACGCATCTGGCTTGCCACGTAAGTGGATTGACTTTGAAGATGCCATTACATATTTTGCAAAGAACATGGTTGTTTGGTCACTAGGTGATACGATTGCTACGTTCCATGGTGGAGTTCAAAACGATGGTGCGCTTTCTGTAATTGAAACACCTTCTATCATTGCGATAAAGGGTAAAGGCTTTAACATTGAACGTGCTGGTAGAGTTGTTTTGACTAACAGAACTCTGTTTGCTCGTGATCGTCATGTATGTGCGTACTGTGGAGGCAAGTTTGGTAACTCTCATTTGTCTCGTGATCACGTACATCCAGTATCTCGTGGTGGTGAAAACAACTGGATGAACTGCGTAACTGCATGCATCAAGTGTAACACTCAAAAAGGTGCACGGACTCCAAAAGAATTCGGAAGCGATCTTTTGTATGTTCCATACGAACCTAACCACTTTGAAAACATGATCCTTCAGAATAGAAACATTCTGGCTGATCAAATGGAGTACTTGATGGGTGGCATTCCAAAGCACTCAAGAGTTCTCTTGAACTAATTATGTACGTGTGATCCGAATGGCTAGGAACGAGATTGCAACCCTCGATTATGCAGGTTCAAGTCCTGTCACGTACTCCAGAACCTCATATAGGGCATAAAAACCCTATATGAATCAACAACTTAGAGTGACAAAAAGCACCAGAATGCATACATTGTCACTTCGTGTATATCCTATGGTCTGGATGACATACGTTCATTCTGGTGCCATTGAAAAGTAGTACTTTTGTACTATTTCATAATAGTTGACAAGATCAGTAAACTATTATGAAATGGTGTACAATAAATCGAGTTCGTGATATAATTACTCTATCAAATCAAAAGGAGTAGTTCAAATGGCTCGAAAAAGTAAGGACATCATCACCGTAGTTGACGGCGTTAAGATCACTCAGTGCGCTTATCGTGGTCCACGTAAAGGTGAAGGTACTTATGACATTAACAAGTCGAAGTACACTGTTTGGGCTCAGACTGTGTCTAAGTACACGCGTGGCACAAACGGCGTACAAGGTACGGTAGAAAAGATTGCAGGTTTCGGTGTACAATAAATCGTAATTGTTTTATAATACATCTCTGGTCAGTAAGTAATCTTACATGCTGATCGAAAAATAGTCATAAAGACTATGTACAAATAATCGTAGATGGTGTATAATACATCTCTACTGCTGATAAAGCAACTGTTCTTTAAAAATTTAGTGTTTCTTAAAATCCTTCTAAGTCTTGGGTAGAATACCAAGCATAGGATGAAACAAAAACTATGGAGTCTCTACACATCGTGAGATGTCTGATTCCAATATATACTGCGTTCGACTTCAGGTGAGGTCATCACCCTTTCAAGGTGACTAGACGGGATCGTTACCCGTACGCAGTACCATATTAAAACACATTGGGTTACCAACTCCAGTAGGTACCTTAGTAGAGAAATATTCCTAGTGACGGCTAGGCTCTACTAAGAATACATGAAGCCACCCGACGGTGCTGGAACAAGTTGGCATGTAATGTGGTTGACAAACAAGTCCATGGACGTCATGGTAGGGCAGGTTCAAAACTGTTATTTTTGTCAAACACCCTAGTGCGTTTTAATATGGTAAATATTGCTTCATTAGCTCAATTGGGAGAGCGCGACACTGTCACTGTCGAGGTAAGGGGATCGAAACCCCTATGAGGCGCCAAGTTTTTGGGGATGTGACGCAATTGGTAGACGTACTGGTCTTAGAAACCAGGTCCTGAGAGTTCAAGTCTCTCCATCCCCACCAAGTTTATGCAGATATAGCTCAGACGGTAGAGCAGTAGCCTGAAAAGTTATGTGTCGCTGGTTCGATTCCAGCTATCTGTACCAATATTTCCCCTTGTAGCTCAATGGTAGAGCACTCGGCTGATAACCGAGAGAAGATGGTCCGATTCCATACGAGGGGACCAAGTTTAATGGGTGTTGCCCCATACGGCGGTCTGTAAAACCGTTCCTGAAGGTATGGAAGTTAGGCACGTGGAGCGTTACCATCAACACCCACCAGTTTACATTATATCGCGTTTGTGGTATAATATTAGTTATTCCCTAGTAGCACAGCGGTAGTTGCACTTGACTGTTAATCAAGGTGTCCGTGGTTCGATCCCACGCTGGGGAGCCAGTTTTAGAGTAGGTTCAGCAAATAAAAAGCATTCAACTTGTAATTGAAAACGCAAAAACTACTCTGTTGTATTTTGGGCTGTTAGTGATAATGGGAGCACGAGGCCTTTGCACGGCTTAGGTGGGAGTTCGATCCTCCCACGGTCCACCAATTTTGCGCTGT